AACCCAACGACCGCCAAGAGTAAATATGACCCATGGGCTGCAGGAGCCCTTGCTCAAAACACATGTTCTATTGTTCAGTGGTTTTTAAAACAAATCGTAAGCGACGGGTATGATATATTACTTGGTTCCCCCAAAACAGCCAACCCGGTTGGCCATGATGCTATTGTTAAAATAAGTGTAAAGCCCCCGTCTGGAGCGTTTTTCCCAATTTTGGATATTGCGTTTGGTTATGCAAAAGATATGCACTACTTTGATGGACTGTCGGGGATTTCAGGGTTTGTGCCTATTGGAGGAGGAGCACAAATGCCTGTTAGCTTTATATTTCAGAACGTTCATCTTATGTTAACTGAAAAACTGTATTTTTATGCGCAATATTTATTTCTTAGAGATCAACTCGCAAATTTAAATGCTCTCAACAAGATAAATACAACACCATTTGGAACTATAGCATATTATAGGCGTACTGGGGTGATAACGTTCAACCGCGATCCGATAACTATTGAGAAATGCGATTGGTTTTTAGAAAAATTCCAACGATCAATACACCTACTAACTAACATAATTGTAGAAGCAGACGATACAGCAATACACGGTTTGGCCTCAAAGCAAAATCAAGTTTTCTATTCTACGCCGCCACAATTGCCGCCTGATTTACGAATCAGAGTTGTGCAAAGTTTATACCCACCGGCAGCCTAAGGCGTATATAACTACATTATATAATGAATAAGCAGACATTATATAATAAATACCCCGCCGATTTAACGGCCCGTCCACACCTTTACCGCGCGCGCCGGTACTCTCCCTTGTTTTAAATCTTCCATGTAAGCGTCAAACGAGTACTCAAACCCCCTATAGTGTTTGAATATGCTCCCAAATAGCCCCTTGTTTATACCCACACGCGGGTTTTCTCTACTAAATAAACAGCCGAGTATTCTCTCCAAACAGCACCTATCGGGTCGCGTTTTAACTGTATCAACAAGGGATGATATCCCATATTTTTTTTCCAGGCCGACCAGAAACCGGTGATTTATATATGCCTGACAACCAAAACATCCATACCACTTGGCACGCGGCACTTCTAAAACAAGTGTTTTCATGTCCTTTATACGCAACGCCTTACTAATGTCATAGCTGTAGTTTAGGTTCCGCGCAATGCTTAGCGTGTTGTCCAGGTTTTCTGCATCTTGCTCAAAAATCCACAACGGCATTACTTTTTCCCCCCGTAGGAATTCAAAGTTGATTCTTTTATGAATAAAAACACTGTCGTGCAGTATTATCGCATTTTCAAAATACTTGTTTCTAATATAGTAGTAGTATGGCAGCAGTTCTCCTCGGCCTGGGAACTCCGACTTTACAATTTCAAGATTTTTGTAATTAAAATCTGCCTTTACAAACTCCTGATTGCTATTGTCGTCAATAATAACAATTTTTACTCGAGGATATAGCGTCCTTATCAGTTTAACAGAGTGGTTCCAATATCTGTTTGTATTTTCAGAATTTACGTGCCGCGTGATTATAAATCCAAATTGGTTCATAATATATGTAAATATTTTTGTATTATGAACTGTCACCAAAAATTTAATTGTCTATTTGTGCTACATATAGGATGGAATACTGTCAATGTCTATCACATCCGATGGAATCTCTCCCTTAAACTCGGAAAATGCGTTAAATTCTGGGCGATCTAACTGAGCCTGCGGCGTATGGTTGTGTACACATCTTGCGATCATTTTATATAACTTGAACTCCGGGTAGCGGTCAGTCCCGTCATTTTTATATAACATATTGATGCCCTTATCGTCTAAACACCACTCCAGAATGAGACGTTTAATTGGGTCCTTGCATTTTTTGATAAGCCGAATATCATCCACGTCGTCAATAACATAATCAAATATAGAGCATGCAAGGCGGCATAAATCAAAGCTAAAGTTTGGCTCCAATCTCGGTTTCTTCTCATTTAGATATGGCTCGGTGTTATATTGCGTTGCAGCATCGCCGCCTGTTTGGAAACTATCACTGCAAAAAAGCTTTCCGTCGTACTTGTAAATACTTCTTCCGAAATCAATAATCTTAAATATGCGACCAAATGTGGGCACCTTGTAGTGTTTCTTCTTATAGCAATAGTAAATAAACTTTTTGTCGGTATGATTGTACATAACGTTATTAGAGTGTAGGTCATTGTGCGTTAATCCGAATGCCTTCTGGTATGTTATTAACATCATGACTATTTGCATAAGGGCCGAATACCATTCCTGCGTAGTCAGTTCATTATTTAGAATTAAATTGTCAAACGTATCTTCGCAATTTTCCATGCATATAATTTGAACTGGGAATTTCTCAATCCTTGCGCAGATTTGTTCTTCCTCGTATGAACCGCTTCCAGAGTCGGATGCGTCGTCCTCCCATTCCGTATCAACGCCATCACTCCTATTGTCGTGCGTGTTTTCATCTCCACCAGCTTCATCATGCAGAGCATCATCGCCGCGGTCCTCGTTCTCTGTATGCGATGATCTTGACGAGCACGTTGAGTTCGATTTTAATGTTAATTGTTTGGCATCGTTGTTCCCCTGCGTCCCAGCATTTGTTAAGTCAACCAGGTCGCACAACTCGACGGACAGTTCCTTCAGGTCATTCAGGTTCATAGTATTTTCTTCAAAAACGCCATCAAACATTTTATTATCAAATGATGCTATAGACATTTGGGACCGTGCGCTTGTATTGTGTTCTATAGTAATTGGTTTGAGTTTTTGGGTTTCATTTTGAAACAAGTGGTCATAGTCGTCAATTTTAAAGAGCTTATTTTTATTTTTGTTGAAGAATTCTGAGTTGTTTAGGTATTCAATATCGTCAAAAACATTGATTGTAAAATTATTCTTTATACCTAAAAACGACCCGTAGTAGTCTACGCCGTGTGGGAAGTTGTGCGCATGCATTAAATTGCTTGTTAAAAATACAAATAACCCATCAACATATGCTGCGTTGTTTGGGTCCAGAAACTTTGCATTACAGTCCGACGCCGATGAGGTTAGCTGCGGTAATGCAAACAGTTTGTCATCGGCAACATCGTATTTACCAATTAAATACTTGTATGGATCTAATAAGGGCGCCATTTTCACAAATACATCCTTATCCTTAGCCTTGCCGGTTGTCGCGTTCTTTAGTTTGCATTTAAATATGTGATGGTCGTCACTATCTGGTCTGGCTACAGACGAAATATGCCACTTGTGATTTAGGTTAATATTGTTAAAGTTGGTATCATTTAAGGAGAAGAACCGCTGATAAACTGGGATGTAATTCTGCGCTGCAGAGAGAAACAATGAGTCGGAAGACTCTAAACCTTTAAATAGTTCAGCGTTTTTTCGTTTTTGATAGTTGACCAACATACTTTAGCTATTTAATATATAAATTATATGTCTTTTTAACTTATTATAAACCCTAATTACAATCTTATTAAAGACCCTAACTACAATACCAAAACCTTGGATATTTTACAGCACACAGCATTTTAAATTGGCTTATATTGTCTAAAGTGATTTAATTGGCGACGGGTTCTAACATTAGCATTCGTTTAAAAGAATAAATTTTAATTTCTAAATTATTTAAAATGACATTAGAATTGAAGAAGTTTGATATGAAAAGCATTAGTTTCAAACCAAATGAAAATAAGGGTCCAGTTGTAGTTTTAATCGGCAAGAGAGATACAGGTAAATCATTTTTGGTAAGAGATTTGCTTTATTATCAACAGGAAATCCCGATAGGAACCGTTATTTCCGGAACAGAAGAGGGTAATGGTTTTTACGCCAAGATGGTTCCGAAATTATTTGTCCACAACGAATACAACACCGCGATTATTGAAAATATATTGAAAAGGCAGAGGACAGTACTCAAACAAATCAAGAAGGAAATGGAAACATATAAACGCAGCACCATTGACCCGCGCGCGTTTGTAATTTTAGATGACTGCTTATATGATGCAACTTGGACGCGAGACAAAATGATGCGCCTCCTCTTTATGAACGGTCGTCATTGGAAAGTAATGTTAGTGATTACTATGCAGTACCCATTGGGTATTCCACCAACCCTGCGTACAAATATTGATTACGTTTTCATTCTTAGAGAGAATTACATTGCCAATAGAAAGCGTATATATGAAAATTATGCTGGCATGTTTCCGACATTTGAGAGTTTCTGTCAAGTAATGGACCAATGCACTGAAAACTACGAATGCCTCGTAATTAATAATAACTCCAAATCAAACAAGTTGCACGATCAGGTCTTTTGGTACAAGGCCGACAATCATGGCGATTTTAGATTGGGTTCCAAGGAATTCTGGGAATTATCCAAAGGGCTCAAGGATGAAGATGAAGAGGAGCAATATGACCCGAGTGCGGTGAAAAAGCGCGGGGGCGGCCCTAAAATTAGCGTTAAGAAGTCAACTAAATGGTAAAATAATATTATACACTTGATTATATTATTTTATAAATTTATGAAATTGTTTATACATTGTTAGAGACGAATGATTCTGCATTATCACTATAACCATCACGTTGTTTTCCGCATCGGGTAGTGAGCGCGTACCAATTGGATGTTGGTTGGACACGTTTCCAAATCGCGTCATTTGCATAAATCCAGTGCTGGTTTGTGGCCCTTAAGGGCTGGATTGCCCCTTCATAGAGGTTTATCAATGTCTCATAAAAAGAATTATGAACAATGTAACCGGATGCGGTTTGTGCCTCTATGACTTTTTGAATAAATGGATACGTTGTTGGTTCGGACCGTTGAATATTATAAGAAATCATCATGACATTGTAGGGGATATTGGCCTGAAAGAATTGTTCAAGTTCGTGCTCAAATTCTTCTTGTGTGATAATAAAATAGAAATCATCTTCTAAGATAAGTACCTGCTCATATTTGCGCTCCTTCGCCA